CCTCGATACCGCTTTACGTAACCTTGGATTTAATTTTGCCACCGCTGAAGCAGAGGGTTACATCGATGCCGTAGAAAAGGCTACTGGTGTTAATCGCGACGTATTACAGCCGTCATTTATTCAATTAGCTCAAGTAACTAAATCTACGACTATTGCTCAATCAATGCTTAATACCGCGCTTGATATTAGCGCTGGTACGGGTATGGATTTAGTTTCCGCTACAAAGATTTTAAGTCAGGCATACGTAGGTAATCTTAAGGGACTTAAGCAACTAAACCTAGGTTTAACCCAAGCTGAGTTAGCTAGTAAATCATACCTAGAGATCGAAAAACTAATTGCTAAACAATATGAGGGCCAATCTAAGAACGCGGCAGACTCTTACGCAGGATCGATATCTCGCCTTAAGATCGCGGCAGAGCAAGCAAGCGAGCAGATCGGGCAGAGTTTAGTAGCGGCGCTTGGTACATCATCCGGAGGTATGGACAAGCTAATCAATAAAGTCGATAGCGCGGCAGACTCTATCTCAGGGCTTATAACTAACACCGCTTACCTAACTAAAGAGCTTGGTAATTTATTCTCAAGCATTCCGGGTGCAGGCGTTTTAGAAAATGCTTTTAGAGGTCTAAAAAATTATCTCGGTACTTTTTCTATAGGTAATTTACGTACGCAAGTAGACAGAGCATTAGGCCGTCAAGGTGGTTTTCCTCAGGGCGTACCTCAAGATATTAAGAATATGCAGGCCAACGCGGAAAAAGCCAAGATGGATAAAGAGGCTCTTAAGCGCCAAAAAGAGTTAATCGCTTTACAGAAAAAAGCGCAACTAGCCGAAAAGAATAAATTAGCTTTAACTAAAGCCGCTGCCGTTTTTGATACTACTCGTATCTCTATAGCCGCTGCACTACAGGCTACGTATGACAAGGAGACACGTCTACGCCTCGAGGCCCTTATGGCTATCGAAAACGAGCAAGGTGATCTAGCGCTCAAAAAGATTAACGAGCTGGCCAATTTCCAAAAAAATGCAGATTTACAAAAGCTAGCCGGTATTACGACTATTGGCGATGCAGCTCTACAGGAGCTAAATAATCGCCTGCTCAATGAGCTCAGAGTTATTAACTCGAGCAAGATGGCCGAGGAGGATAAGGAGCTAGCACGTGAGGAGGCGTTTAAGAAATATAACGCCGCTTTAGTAGCTGCCGGTGGTCTTGCTGAAAAGAATAGCTACGACGAGCGTACTCAGATCCAACTAACCGAGGTAGCACGTCTAGCCTCTTTAAGTAAGACATATAACGCGAGCTTAACGCTAGACAAGATACGCGAGTCCGAGGAGATCAATATGATCGACCGCGTAGCTAAGGCACAAAAGGCGGCCGACGATGCTCGACTCAAGGCATTACAAGAATACATAAACCTATTAGGCAAGGTCGGTACAGGCGGCTCAGCTGGAGGCGGTGGAGGCGGTGCCGGAGGTGGCGGCGGTAGCGGTGGAGGTAATCTGACCGTAGCTACATATGCCTCAGTAGCCGCTAAAGAGGCTGCCGATGCTGTTAAGTACTTTAATCAAAGTGTTACGGATACTTTCCAAACCGTAGAGGACTCAGGGGCTTTTAATGCTCTCGTTAAATCCTTTATGGGTGGAGCTATCGGATCCTTTAACTCTGGAGACTTTAGAGCTACAGAGGGCGGCACTACCTTTAACTCCGGCAGCGTAGGGGCTTTTGATCGCGATATTAATATCAAGATCGAGGCAGGTATCGGAGATCCTGAGGCTATCGCTAGAGCTGTTGAGGATGTACTCAATCAATCAGGCTACCGAGGCACCTCGACTAACCGCGGTAGTGGGGTATACATAGCGTGAGCGCGTGGTTACCCGAGTGGAAAATAATCGTAGGTACGACCGAGTACACAAACGTACTCAGCGTAAATATGGCTACTGGTCGCGATGACATCGATCTCCAATGCAACGCCGGCTATGCCCGTATGGAGATCCTAAATACTAACTCTCAGGCTTTCGACATCGACGTAACTGATGCGCTAGTACTCGAGCTAAAAAACAGCTCAGGAGTATACGTACCGGTGTTTGGTGGCGAGGTTTCAGATTTTGGTATCTCGGTACGCAGCCCGGAGGAGTACGGGTTTGTAACCGTAGGTACCGTTTTAGCTGTGGGATCTCTCGCTAAATTGACTAAGGCGCTATTTCCCGATGCGTTACCTAAAACCTACGATGGAGATCAGATCTACGACATCCTTAACGAGCTACTTATTAATAGCTGGTTTGAGGTAGCTCCGTCGCTTGAGTGGGCTAGCTACGACCCTACTACCACCTGGGCGGATGCTGAAAACGTAGGGTTAGGCGAGATCGATCAGCCGGGCCTCTACGAGATGATTAGCCGCTCACCTGATCCGTTTAGTAGCTATAACCTATGCGCTCAGATCGCTCAGAGTGCACTCGGCCAGCTCTACGAGAACAAAGCCGGGCAAGTGTGTTATGCCGATGCCGATCACCGCACGGCCTATCTATCAGCTAACGGCTATACAACTATCTCAGCTAATTACGCCGTACCGACAAGCGTTAAATCCATCCTACAGATCGGCAAGATCCGTAACTCTCTCGTATTTAATTACGGTAACAACTATAACTCTCAGGCAACAGCTACCGACCCTACATCGATCGCCACCTATGGCCGTTATCAGCGTAGCTTTAGTAGCAACCTGCATAACCTGACCGACGTTGAGGATGTAATGGATCGCGAGCTAGGCCTCCGTGCTATTCCACGTGAGCAGCTACAGGCGATTAGTTTTAGATTAGATAATGCCGATATGCCTAGTAGCGAGCGTAATAAGATTATCGATATCTTTTTTGGTGAGCCGGTCATCATTAGCGACCTGCCTAACAATATGTTTAACGGTCAATTTAACGGCTTTGTAGAGGGTTTTGCTATTAGAGCTACACCTAGCTACGTCGATTTTACTTTGACCTTAAGCCCTACAGATTTCTCACTAGTCGCGCCACAATGGGACACCGTTAGCCCGCCTAGTCTGATTTGGACAGGTGTAAACGCTACACTTATCTGGGAGAACGCATACGGAGGACTAACATAATGGCAACTACGACCCCAAACTTTGGCTGGCCTGTTCCTACGAGTACCGACCTCGTTAAAGATGGCGCTACAGCTATGGAGGCTTTAGGAGATGCTATCGATACCTCGATGGTAGATCTTAAGGGCGGTACTACGGGACAGGTACTAGCTAAAGCCTCTAATACAGATATGGACTTTAGCTGGGTCGCTCAGGATGACAGTAACGCTATCCAAAATACTATCGTCGATGCTAAAGGCGATTTAATTGCAGCTAGCGCAGCTGATACACCGGCTCGCTTAGCGGTCGGTACTAATGGGCAAGTATTAACCGCAGACTCAACCGCAGCAACGGGGTTAAAATGGGCTACCGCGGCAACGGGCGGTATGACTTTATTATCGACTACATCTTTAACGGGATCTACTGTAAATATTACGGGTATATCTACATCGTATAAGCAATTACAAATAGTTATACGCGATTGGTGGCCGTCTACTGGTACATCGTTTTATACACGTTTTAATAATGACTCTACCGCGAACGCTTATTTATCTATATTAACCTCTTACCGTGATGGCGCAGGTGCGGGATCTATTGGATCGATGGATAGTTATTTTAATAATTTTGCGTCAAATACAGGTAGCGCCTCGGTCGGTATGAGTTATGTTTTGACAGTACCCGATTACGCAAACACCACGTCAGCAAAAGTAGCTACGGGAATTAATTACGGCTCCGGTGCAAATCAAGGTATTTATTCTGGTGGTTTTGTTTGGAAAAATAATTCTGCTATTACACAATTTAATATAGGTCTTTTTGCCGGTACTTTTTCAGGTGGTACCGTCCTAATTTACGGAGTGAATTAATGACTAATCCAATTATTAAAATGGTCGATGCTCAAACAGGAGTAGAGCTTGAGCGCGAAATGAACGCCGCAGAATTAGCACAATATGAGTTAGATGCTAAAAATTATCAAGATAAATTAAATGCTGAAAAGGCGGCGGTAGCGGCTAAAAATGCTGTATTAGCCAAAATCGGTTTAACCGCTGACGAGGTAGCCGCTTTACTATCGTGACTCTAAAGAGCTATAACGGATACCTGGCCTCTAAAGATCCGGCAGAGATAAATATAAAGTCCTACCCGGTAAAGGGTACGGATCGTAAGCTAAAGTGCGCTAGTAGCGTGGGCCCGTTACTAGCCGCTTTTGCTGCCGAGTTTCACGAGCTGATCGAGCCGATCGATGAGGGTACCTTTGACGATTGGGGTTACGCTTTTAGGATGGTACGCGGATCTACTGACCGCCTATCGTGTCACTCGAGCGGTACAGCTATCGACCTTAACGCGACTAAACATCCTTTAGGCAAGTCCGGGACGTTTGCAGGTGAAAAGGTGCCAATGCTCAGAGCTTTAGCTAAAAAGTACGGCCTCAAGTGGGGCGGCGATTACGTAAACCGTAAGGACGAGATGCACTTCGAGGTAGAGATCAGCGCGGTAAAAGCCGCTGAGCTTATTAAAAAGCTACAATTAATTTAGAGGGCAGGATCGAGGTAAGTATGAAAGAGCAACTACTCGCAGCGGCTAAGTCTTATGCACGTGCAGCTTTAGCCTCAGCGGCAGCTCTCTATATGTCCGGTATTACCGACCCGAAAGTACTAGCTAACGCCTTTATCGCTGGACTAGTGGGGCCTTTACTTAAGGCGCTGCAACCTAGCGAAAAAGAGATCGGCTACAAGGGTAAGTAAATGGAACAGGCTCAGCTAGTAATTGGCGTTACGCTAGGGGCGAGCGCTATTTTGGGGTTACTAGCTGGGCTTATCCGTAAATATTTACTTATGTTAATAAAAAATTACCTGAGTGAGCTCAAGCCTGACGGCAACGGCGGCCACAATTTAGCCGGGCGCGTGGAGCGTACTGAGTCACGCGTAGAGATAATGGAGTCACGTACGGAGCGTATCGAGCTCCGGGTAGATCGTATTTATGAGCTATTGATCGAGGACAAACTAGGCAAATAATAAAATACCAGTTTTAACGTTTTTTATTAATTGTTTTTAAGTTATGATAAATAACACGCCGAGAGGTGTCCGCCTAAACCCTACCCGATGAGATCTCGTAATCTCTTAAGCTTGCAAGCGGGTAGGGTTTTGTGCTATTTTTATAATGTTGAGCAGTTAGACATGGTCCCGGTATATTCGCCATCACGGCGATTTGCCGGGGCTTTGTTTTATTAAAAAGCGACACGCCATAAACAAATAGCCTTTGATTTCTGACAAAAAGCCCTCATACTGGTACTACAAACGCTGAGAGGGCTACTCGGTAGCTTGATCGGCCTAAACAAAGGGCTAAGTAAATGAATAGTGCAGATATATTAATAGCGGCTTTTGCTGCTTTTATTGGTTTTATGTTTATGGTAATCGGATACTCGATCGGTTACCGACAAGGGCACGGCGAGGGCTTTATTCGAGGCCGCGCTATCGCTCAAGCTCTGAAAGATAAGGAGCTAATTTAATGAAAGATTTTTTGGTTAATTTTTGCCTCGATAGAGGTTTCCAACCTAAGCAGCTTTTATACGTCAATTTTACTAATGAAATAGTCGCTTATGGTTATGTAGAAATAGAAAACGTGCCAAAAGGTGCTACTACTCTAAAAAAGATTATGATCGAGGAGCCGATTAAATGGGATTTCTAGATAATTACGAGGATGTAAACGCACGTATTAAGCGCTTTAGAACAGAGTTTCCATCCGGTCGATTAGTGGCCTATATCGAGGATATCGACATAATTAAAGGCACCGTGCTAGTCAAAGCTGAGGCCTATCGTGAGTATGAGGATGCTGTACCGAGCGCCGTAGATTATGCGTTTGGTAACGTAGCAACGCTGACTAATAATATGAAAAAATGGCTAATCGAGGATACGGTTACAAGCGCTTACGGACGTGTCATCGGGTTATTGACCCCAAGCCTCGAACATAATGCACGGCCTACGGTGCAAGATATGCAAAAGGTAGAAAATCTGCCAGCCGATCCGGATCCGTGGAGCACAAAGGCAGCTATAGAGGATATGCCTACAATGGCTACAGCCGTACAAGAGATCGCCAGCACGCTAGGCGGAGAGCAGGTAGCAGAGGCTCCACAATGCCACCACGGCCATATGGTTTGGAGACAACAAACTAAGGAGAAGCTAGATCAGGGCGGTAAAAACTGGGGCGGCTATATGTGCCCCGAAAAGCTAAAAGCTAATCAATGCACTCCAAGATGGTACGTACTCGCCAGCGATGGCAAGTGGAAGCCACAGGTGTAAAAATGCAGATAAATAAAAGAGTAGATAATAAAATCATTAGCTTTGATATCGACGTTACAGTTTTCTTAGGCGAGGGTTTAGGCACTCTACTTTGTAAATTACGTAGAAAACACCACGATAAATACGGTAGTGACCATTGTTGGTATTGCGGCTGCTGTATTGAGCATCTCAAAGTAAATTGCGAGTACTAATGGGCGAGCTAACCTTTATTAAAGATGGGATAGCTACGACTATTCACGATGACGGCGAGATGACCGTACTAAACGCTAAACAATGCGACAGCTGCTACAAGTGGGATACCGCTTTAGGCGGCTTTTCATATCGTGACGTATCAGGCGAGGTAGTCCTATGGCTATGCCAACAATGCCGAGCGTAGCTAAAGTAGTACTCGATCGACAGCAAGAGCTAGCAGCTCACCAAGCCGCGCTCGATCGTGTTCGCTACTTTAATGCTCAGATGGACGATCCAAGCCAACACGGCCAACGCTTTACTAACCTGCACGAGTTTGTGTGGCAGAAAGCCGAGGGTGCTGGAGCTGAGATAGCTGTAGCTAATTATTTCGGAGATTATGGGTTTGTGCCTAAAGCTCCAAGTAATACCGAGGCCGATGTAGGTAATAACATCGAGGTAAAATGGACTAAACACGCTCACGGTCATCTGATTATCCAAAATAAACAATATGAGCGTGAGGATATGGTGGCCATAATGGTAACTGGGCTTAGCCCGGTCTATCTAGTAATGGGCTGGATGCCTTTACATATGATTATGCAGCCTAAATACAAGCATCCTAATCAGGGCAATTACTGGGTACCTAAATCTAATTTATTCGAGATGCAATATCTAAAGAGGTCTAACTATGGAGACAATTAAGTACGAGTGCCGTAAGTGTAAAAAGGTTACGGATCAGATCGAGCGCATTATTACCGATAACCTGCCGCCTAACGTTAAAACGCTCCAATGCACTAAATGCGGTGTTATGGGCGTATGTCTAATGGAGGCTAAAGATGCCGACATATGAGTATGAGTGCATAGTGTGTAACGTGCGCTACGAGACGGTGGAA